TTTCTAGTAGGAGCAAATAATTCTTCTCCTCTCTTATGATCAGTATGGTATCTAGTTTGAAGAGTAGCTAATTTAATATTTTTCTCTTCTGCCCATTCCCTAAGTGTTAAGGTTTTACCCTCCCATGTATAATGGATAATATTATCCCTATTCTTAGATTGTTCTTCGCTAGTAACCCACCTACAATTTTCAGGACAATAATTCCCCTCATTACTTATCCTATCAATTTCATAATCCTTCTTAGGCTCGGGCTTCTCCCCCATATCTAATAAGAAATTTTCAAAGCCTCTCTCCTCTAACCATCTGTCGCATACCTTTGTGCCTTTTAACCCATAAAAAGGATATCCATCACTGTTAGGATTATAACAGCGATCTTTAGCGTGGTTCCAAGCATTATACTCAGACGGAAAATTCCTACTGGTTACATTAGGATCTACAGAATTACACTTATTGCATCCGCACGAAGTAGATCTTCCTTTCTTTACACTATACAACTCCATATCAACTATAGACCCACACTCACACAAACATCTACAAAATCTTCTTCTGCCCTGCTTATCAGTTGTTTTTTTCTTAAAAACCTCTAGAATAGTAAGCTTCCCAAAAACCATCCCTACTAAATTTTCCATTGTGTTTTCCTTCCTTCGTATTATTTAAAACCAGTATATCACAGGATATCGAAGATGTCAAGCTTTTTTTCACTATTTTGAAAATAATTATCGAAGTTCGATAAAAAAGCAAGGTTTTACACTTATATTTTTATATAGAATTTTAGGGATAAAAACGCTCCATAATTTGCCATATATTCATGTAAAAAATAATTACGAGCCAGCGGTTTTTCGACAAAAAAAAGCGACGCATTTAGCGTCGCTCTTATCGAACAAACTATTATATTATGAGCGAACCCACCCAGGCAAGTACTTCATGCTTTTATAGTTCTCAAAAGACTCTCCAGTACGCATGACTCCAAGTTCGAATTCGAGATAGTATATAGCGCGGGTTGGTTGTATCAAAGCGCGGCACCTATAAAGGCCTCTATCTATATCCAAACCTGAATTCAAAACTGCGTTCTTTAACTCGCCTCCGTCAAAAAAAGCGTCACGGTCCGTTTGAAGACAGTAATCATAGATGGCATACTTATTCTTCCATGAATCAAATGCAGGTTCTAGTACCCTATGAATTTCTCTCCATGTAACTGGATGGTTAGGTTCAAATAGAAATGTTCTTAGTACTGGCATAAGTGTTCTATTAACAACAGTTATGAACCTCATGACGTTTAGTTCACGAGTAGCAGACGGAGCTCTTTGTGTAGTCCTCTGCTCCCAGAACATTGCACCTTCTATTCCAGGCATCTTTGATATCATCAAATAATTAATGCCGTATTCAGCAAAAAGATCGGCATAACCAGTTGATCTGTAATCCTGAATATTGAAGTCAATACCTTCAACTAGCTGAACAGCGCCTCTTCTAGGTCCTACTGGTGCATAATGTGAACCATAATCATTATCAGTCCTACACAAGCAGGAAGCCAAGTGCCCAAGATTTGGTATATATCTTTTAGCTGAATCCCTATCATCAAAGACAAGAGGCCTACCAAACCACAAGGAAAATCTATGTGAATTAAAAGCAGGATGTGTGTAGTTACCAGTACCCATTCTCCAAGCTACTGTATCCTCAGGATCATTACCGGGAGGAGTTGCCCCGTAACCCATCATATCACCACGATTCTCACAATAAGTAATCATTGCGTTATACACTGTGGCTGATACTGTACCTGGAACCATAAGATCCATACTCATGTATGTAGTATCTGCAGCATAAATTCCAGTTTGCGCAGCGGCATCCCCAATCCAGTCAGCATCGTCGAATCCATCATTTGCTAAATAAGTACCAGCTGTTAGTCCTAGTACTGTATAAGCGTCATGTGTTACTGCCAATAAGTGTATATTTTCAGTATCATCATTTGTTTGTATTTTTAGTTTATTGTTGTATGATATAGCAGTTGCGTCTGAAAGACTATCATTAATCTGAATAACAACCTCAGCGAGAGTTTTAGCTGCTCCTGAAAGAGTTATAGTCTGGGCAGCGTCTGCGCCTACTTGAATAGAAAGAGTGTCATCAGTACCAGTTACAAATGTAAATGGCCCGAGTTCAGAGCCCACAAAATAGCCGCCTTCTTCATCTATACCATTAGACCCACCATGCAGATAATCACCTGTTCCATTCGCAACTGGCATATTAAGAGGCGAAGCTGTTGACGAATGAAGATCCACAACATCCACGAGGAAAGATTGTTCTGCCACAAAGTTTACAACATATCTCTCACTCTCTGAATCCATAGACATATCTGGGTAATACTCTTCCATATCCCCTTGTCTATCATTTATAACTCTAAGATTAAAATAGAGATCTTCATGTAAGAGCGAATCAGTTATGATAACCTTAAGATCATCTCCCCAATCACCTTCATTAAGAGCGTCAATTCTAATGGTTGCCTGTGAAGAGCCAGCAGCAGTACCCGCTACCTGATCTGTATCAAAACCAAGAGTAGCAAGAGCGGTACTTGACGAGAACTTAAGAGTAGCGCCGGTACCTGAAGTTAAAGTTTCAATTCTTACTTTTCCTTCATTTGCATAGACATGCACATCCTCTAAAGCCTGCATCCTTTGTACTACCTGTCCAGTAGTAAGAGTAAATTCACCTTCTTCTCCTGCTATTGGAGCAAGAGTTAATGATTGAGTAGCTTCCCCATTAACAGCTAGAATCATATTATCAGTGCCAGCTTCAGCGGCATCTGTCGTAGTAGTAAGAGGAAGGCCCAAAAGTGCATAAGCTGAATGTGTTATTGTAATTACGCCTAAAGAGTGAGTAATTGTATTAGCCCAAACTTTAAGAACATAGAGCCCGCTACCTTCATCATAGACAGCACCTGCAGTCAAACCCGTCGTATGTGCATTAATATAATCAGCCACACCCTGAGTAGTAAGAGTTCCAGTAAGAGTTAGCTCCTGAGCTGTTCCTGCATTTACTGTAAATGAAAGCTTATCTGAAGTGCCTGTAACAAAAGTAAAGGGGCCAACTTCTGTTCCCAGAAATCTACCCGAGAGCTTTTGGGTAAGAGCAAAAGGACCTACCTCACTCTCAATCACAGCCACCCCTGCTGTATCTGCTCTGTCATAAAGAGTCAATTGTGATTTGGTTGCTGTTAATGTAGTAGGATCGGCAGGATCATCATAATGAGCGGTTCTAATCAGATTCAATCTTGCGCCCTGTCTAAGCGCCATTTCCACTACTAGTGGATCAGTTGTCCAAGATACCTTCTTACCGTATCTCTTCCTATATTCTTCCATGGTAGAGATAATACGGGCAACACCCATCTCACCTCTTTCTGCCTTGATGACCATGGTTACATACCCACGAACCACCTCGTCAACAAATAAACTCAAGTCATTTATACGCCATATAACTCTAGCTGCGCCAAGCGTCATTTTACGAACCTCCAGTATCAATTATAATTAGATCTACAGCCCTAAAAGTTATTAATTAATTTTTTAGTATTAAGGCCGTAGGTAAATCAAAGCATTAATTTTTAAAGCACAACATTCTATTTCTCTTTTTTCTTTTTAATGGGTCTAGCAGGAGTTGTAAGCGCTCTCTCTAAATCCCATCCCTTAGCTAGTCTAGCATCTACAGTGGTTTTTCCCAAACCAAAATCTCTAGCATGAGCAGTTAATGTTTGCACTTTACCTCTAAATTCTATTTTACCTAACTTAGTTTCAGACCCAGGAATAGAAGTTGATATAGCCTTCTCTGGTGACCATCCATAAGTATAAATACGATGCCATAAAGTACCAGTAGCAAATCCAAGTTCTTCTTCCCAAGCGGCTATACATTGAGTTTTTCCCATATAAGTAATATTTACATTATTACTCTTATTCCTAGCATTTATCTTCTGCGAGGCCCATCTACAATTCCCTGGTTCGTAATTACCATTATTATCTATGCGGTCTATGGTGCCTCCCTCTGGGCAGTCTCCCATATCATTATAGAAATTATCGAACTTCATCCACTCCTCACAGACTTTAATTCCTCTTCCACCGTACCTATAATAAAAAGTGGCTTTGGGATTAATACAACGCTGTATCATATGTACCCACACTCCATAAATGGGTTCCTCACTCATTTTATGTTTTGTATGGACTTCTATTCGCCTCTCGTCATTGTAGCAACCGCATGATCTAGTATGTCCTGTTCTAAGATTACTTCCTAGAACTACAGTGACTACACCGCAATCACATTCGCATTCCCAAAGAGCTTCCCCGCGTTTATCCGACCCTGCTCTGCTGACTACTAAAAGTCTTCCGAATTTCTGTCCAACCAAATCTACTGTTTTACTCACTGTGAGCCTCCAGTTTATTTAAGATAAATCATCTTACCATAACTGGAGTATATTGTCAAGCTTTATTTTTAATAAAACACTTCTGGCGTATGAATTAGCGTGAGTTGGTTCGTGGATGAAGTATCAATTATACGTCAACTACACTTACCATTTTTCTTGCTAGCATACCATTCTTCTTAGTAACGCTATCAGGAAGATCTGAAAAATCTATAACTTTAGACATATGAGTTGTTTTACCTTGTCTAAACTGAGTCATGCTTAGAGAGGTTCCACTATGTAGCTGTATCTCTAAATCCGCGTTTGTATTATTTACTACTTTTACTAGTCTTTCGGCCATCTTTTATTGCCTCCGTTAAATTTCTATATTTAGATTTGCAATCAATTGCAAATTCTTATTCCGCGGGACGTTCCCACAAGCCCATTTGGGTGGGAGTGTTGTCTATTTCTTTATCAAATAGTAGCTCAGACATAGGTGCTACTGTATACGATTCTAGCTTCTCTATATG